TTCAACAGGTCCAACAGTCTATGTTAAACTATCATCTGGATCATCTTCACCTGATGCCCTGTCTTGACTATCTTTTTCTTTTTTAGCGAGCATAGCCTCATAAGATATAATCCAGGAAGCTATCTACTACCTGGATATGTCCTCGCTCTCGCTTATATTATTGTTTCGTACTATTAATAGTATATCATCTATTAACGTACTAAGTGAAAATACATTCATATTATTTTTTTATTGATTCTATTATCCTAACATTACTGTCCTTTAATAAGTCATTAGTGTTATCCATTTTATAACTAGTAACAGTATGTCTCTTGAAGTCTAATGTGAATAATCGCTTAAAGAAGTTCTTCTTATTAACATATTCTCTTTTATTAGTAATATATAAATAAGACTCATTACTTAATTTTATTCTTACTTGTACACTATCTTTATTTATATTATAGTATACTTTAGTAAGGTTATTATACTATATACTATCTTTATAAGTAATATTCTTATTAGTAATACTATCTTTAATAGATATAGCACACCCCCCTACCCCCCTACTCTTAGTAACGTCTAGAGTTTGTGTTTTGGTTGCTGCTGTAGTTATTGACTTGGGTTTAACCCCGTTTTTCTTAATATTATCACTCATTTTATGAATGACTGAATCGTTCTAAGTATCTAATGTTTTCATGTCTAGCCATAAAACACGATTAGCCTACTAGGAGCCATTTGTGACACCCTAATAGGCTTCTATGTTGTTATTAGCTATTTCTAGGCTTTCTGAGAGCTTTTTGTTCTTATGGCTTAATGTTATGCATATAAGTAGTAAGAGGCCCGCAAACGCCACGTAAATGGCCTTAGAAACGATTTTATAGTGGCTTTTTAACCACGCTATTATCGCTATTATGTTCATCGCTTTCTAAATCTATTCCAGTATAGTCTTCACCTTTCTTTGTTAAGAACTGGCTTAAAGCACGCCATGGTCCTTTTGGATTAAGAGTATTTAGATTCTCAAGTATTGACCACAACTCAGTTAAACTTACTATTATAGTAACTCCACCGGTTAGTACAAATACTCCATTAGAACCCATTACTGTATATTCCAACAATCTTGCTAATCCTATAATTGTAAATTCGTCTATTATCTTTCTTATGGTACCTTTCCAATTCTTGTCGCTAGTGATTTTTTTATGCTGTCGTTTGGCTATTTTAATGCCGTAGATCATATCTACTACAGTAAATGCAAAGCAGGTTATAAATAATCCTACTATCGGTGTAATTATTGCAGTTATTAAACTGCCAGTGATTATACCAAATTTCCCTAATATGCTATTGTTTGTTATTGCGTTCAAAGCTGAGTGAATTGAATTAAAAATATGTACCATTATTTGTTATCGCTTAAATATATCCATTTATTAATCTCCTAAGCGAACTCGTCAACTATATTAATTATACCATTTGTACTAGTATTAGTTTCTATAATCTTTCTAAAGTCAGCTAGTTTTTGTCTCAATGCTTGATAATACAACTTATCTGTTGCAAATGTACCAAAGTCTACATACTTGAATTGATCTTCTGTAACACGTCCAAATAGACCCATACAGTTCTCCATTATTCTATCAGCATAGTCTAATATTTCACCAACTGCATTGTCAGTACGAAGATGTTCTGCCTATGAAGTAGTTGTGAAATGGATCTTCTTACCTGCTAAATATGCACCATATAAAGTATTAAACATATCTATACAAGCTTTCGTATTCTTTCCTCCCATATTATTCTATTGTTAAATATACCTTACCTTTTTTACAAGCATCTTCTATTATAGGATATACTTTTGCTATACAGTCTCTAGAACTTGTTATCTTTCCTTTTTCTGTATTATATCCCAATAATATACAACCAAGAGTATCTTCTGGAGTATTACCACTGTGTATTCTAACACCGGCATAACCAGGAACGTTCATCAATAGTGGCATAGTTTTCTTAAAGTGATCAGAGTATGTCCATACTACCTCATATTTACCAGTTGGTATAGCCGTCTATCCGTATACTTTTATCTTGTTAATGTCTGATAGACTTGTAGTCTACTTCAAACCTCTGTCCTAGTCTTCTAGACTATTACATTGTTTAACATCATCAATATAGAAGTTACCGATAGTATAACCAACATTACCAGGATTTATTCTTTTAACTTTTAATTCCATAATAATTTATTAAGAAACCTATGTATTAGTAACTGTTACATCTTTATAAACTGTATTGTTATCTACAGAGTATATACGATATGTAACTGTACCAAATGTTTTAGGTGTTATTGTTATAGTAGTTACATACTTAGTAATTATAGCAGTAGTATTAGCGCATACAGCGGTCTAATCATCTGCAATAGCACCACCAGTTAGGTAAGTACCATCTATAGTTGCTGTAAATGTAACTGAATGATTGTTAGTTGTTGTAGCAGTATCTTTATCAACTGATATTGAATTTACAACTGTATTTGGATTGTTTATAGTAATTACTACATCTTGATATTTACTAATATCATTCTCAGCATATACTCTATAAACAGTAGTCTTAGTAGGTTGTACTATTATACGACTTATATATTGAGTATCTGTTTCTATAGTATCTACTTTAGAACTATATCCAAAAGTAGTAGAAGCACCACTTGTTAAGCTAGTACCTTTTACAGTAGCAACTAAAGTAACACTCTACCCATTAAGTACAGAAGCACTTTCTGGTATTACTGATATAGATGTAACAACTGGATCTGCTATTGTTGTAGCAGTAGATATCTTAACTGTATCAAATATATTATCCATTGTATATAATGTTACTAAACAGTACTGACCATTTACAGCTGACATATTAGTTACCTTAGCAACATAATCAGTAGTAGTATCTGGTTGTATCTTATATATACTCTAATTAGCAGAAATACTACCATTAGATTCGTAACATACTAATTCAGTTTTAGATATATCATTAGAAGTTAAAGTAGCAGTAGCACCAATCGAATTGACTGTAACAGCCTTTAACAATGTAGTATCGAATATATTTAAGTTAGAAGTTACTGCTGTAACAGTTACTGATCTAACTTTCATTGTCTTAACTACATCTATTGTTACACTTCCACATACAGCATCGTCAGCATCAGATAACTCGAAAACATCTCCATAATCATATGTACATGTTCTCATGTTATAACTATTCCAACCAACACCGTTAACATCCATTATTAATACCAATTTGTAAGTACCAAGTTGCAATTGACTAGCAGCAGGAAAATACACCTGTATTACTTTTGTGTCAGTATTTATTGTAGCCGTTACTTCTATCGTATTGTCAGAACAATTAAAGTTATTACTTACAGTTGGTTCTGGGCAATAATGTGATGGATAATAACCAAATCCACGATAATTGAATCTGTATAAACCAGTACATTGATTATATGTAGTAGGATTGTATACATAAGGATTCATATATTCATAAGGCTACGTAAAGTAACAAGGAACATCGCAGTTACCTGTATTATACGCATCTGGAACATAATAATCTGGGAATGGTTCTTTTGGATAACGTTGTGGCTGGCAATTATAACAAGTGTCTCCATTTGTATTTATCAAATAAGCTTTTATTGTTTTAATGTCTGTAAGAGTAAAATCAGCATCTGATTTCAGAGCTACATTTAATCTTATATCATTTCCTATTCTTATTTTCATATTAATTGCAATTAAATAAAAAAGCTGAGATGGGTTAACCCCACCCCAGCTTCAATATATTAATAAAAATTAGTCTACGTAAGATTCGCCAATAAGTATATTCTTTTTACTTTCAGTGAAAGCTGCAAGAATAGCCTTAATTGCAGGTAGTGCAGTATTAGCTGTTTCACCAGAACCTGCTATATCATACAACTCAACAGTCTGTTTTGTCTTTCTGAAGAGATCATCAGCAGTACGATACATGTTCTCGAATTCGACAACAAGTCCATCATAACTACCATTGATATCTGTCTGAATAGCTGGTTTAATAACTGGCCACCATGTACGGTTCATGATTCCCTCATAACCCTGTGCAATAGACTCACGGTCACGAACAAGTTTAGCAGAAGCTGCATATTGTATACCTGGAGTCTTAGTAATAGCTACACCATGTAGATAGTACTTATTACGTGATGCAAAAGCAGCTGCCTGAGGATCTGTATAGTACATGTTTACATTGAAACGTACTTTATTAGCCCAGTTAATAGACTCTGCTGAATTATCATCATCATAAGGAAGTGCTACAAGAGTAACTGTTTTACCAGTAGCTGTAGCCTGTACACGAGCACGTTTCCACTGACTATTTATCTGAGCAGCGATACCAGCACATATCTTAGTAGCGTCATCGCCTACCTAAGTCATATACTCATAAGACTCTGTCCATTTACGATATCTAGTTGGGAGATCTTTGTATGTAACACGTATAAGGATACGTTTGTTACCTTCAGCAAGAAGGTTAGCTGTTTCAGTACTTAGATTAGTAAGATCAACCAAAACACTATCTTCTGTGTCTGCTTCATACTTAAGATGTTTAAAATCACGAACATCATGAGCATTAATTATACCAGACCATTTTACGATAGGAAGATACTGAACAGTACCATCTTTCTTATGTACGGCTGTATTACTAGAAGTAACCATACCGATTTTGATCTTGTTAAGTACTGATGCATCAGCTGCTGTTGCTACATATAGTTTATTAGCTGCGATATTATCATCACAGTTCATAATTATATATTTACCAGCATCTGCTGATGGTGTACTCATGTTTGCTGCGGCAGCTGGAGCTGCTGTAGCCAAAGCCTTGTTCTTTCCAACAAGGACTGTATTTACATATGTTATCATTGTTTAAATTTTTTCTACTCACCCTATTATTAAATACTAGACCTAACTAGTTGGGTTTTCCACGTTAAAATTATTCTTGAGTATTAACTTCGTTAGATAGTGTCTAATAGCGTTGGTCTTTCTAGTTCTCAATGAACATCTGAGCTGCTATTTTGATTATTTCTAACATTATATAGTCTGGAAAATCCTAATACTCATCGAATGGGTTATCCAGTTTTATTTCATTCGGCTATCTAAGATAACCAAGTGTATATTGGTATATACTATAATTACCATCAGTAAGTAAGTAACACCCTTTTTGTGTACGTATCCTTAATGGACGTGCACGTTTATGACGATAATGAAAATCAGTTAGATTATTATTTATCCTATACATAAAAGAATCAGCAGTACATTCAAATACGCATGTCTATAATTTATAGGCAGGATCATCAGTAGACTGTATAACAACATCTTCATTTAATGCAAACATAAAGTCATCCGGATATATTACTTCAAATCTGATATATTTATCCATAACCTGTTTGCTCATTGCAATGTTCTCTTCTTTTAATAGATTAACTAGATCTCTAGCTCTTTTTTCATTCTGTTCATATGATGTGTAGTGCGGTGCATTACCATTAAATCTCTCCTTTACAAATTTAGCAACTGCTTGATTTAACCAGTATAATGAATCATCTGTTGAAGGTTTATTAATATCTGTTAACTTATTAATTTCACGTTCATAGTCAGCTAATATTTGTACATTTGTTAAGTACTTCATTGATTATCCTCCTATCTCTACGGTTGATCCTATTGTTTCTAGTTACTTTGACTATTGTTCATTTGTAACCTAAATTTATTTTCTGTAATATATAATTCTACAGCACCTTCTACTATTTCATTAAAACAGATATAAGGTAGTTCACAAGTGTTGTGTACCGACCCAGTTTCAGTTTTAGTATTGTCATAGTTTAACACATTAAATTTATATGGACATTTTATATATACTAAATCTATACTCTATACTTCCGTATATTTGTCTGTTATTATTTCAACATATGGACCATTAGAATCATAATTATCTAATACTATACATGGATTAACAAGTATAGCACCGGTATTATAGAAACTACTAATTATATTAGCAACTTCTTTTTGTTTTATAATTTTATTAGGAGCATGTACTGAAGTAGTAACATTAGTTTTATAATTCTTACTTTCAATACTATTTGAACGTACATAAAAGAAATAGTCAGTTGGTAGACTTGCTTTCCAAGTAATATCATCTGTACTATTAGTATTAGCCATAACAGAGATTGTAGTTCGTTTTATTAATGATTTTAGTATATCACTGACATATACAGCATATTCATTAACGGTACCATGTTGGGCATCAGCTAAATATAATGTTCTGATATATCTATTTTGAAATTGATTTAAAAATGAATATATAGTATCAGTATCTAGTTTCTATTCTGAAACAAAAGCTGGATACATCTATTGTATTCTACGTTCAAATTCAATTCCTAATTGTCTTGTTTGTTCTGCTGTCATGATTCAAATTGTTTAGTTTGTACCTTAGTAGTAAGTCTTTGAGATTCAACAATTTCAGTAGCCATTATAATAGCCATGTCTATAACTTCTTCAGCCATAGTATCGTTTAACTCAAACATATCTGTAGTACTAGTAAGCGTATTTAAAAACTTAATAGGTTTAGAAATATAAGTAATATAATAATTAGGAGTAGTAGCCCCATTCTCATTATATTGATAAGCGTCATATAGTACTATCATATAATTCCCTTCTATATATACTACTGGGATTGGTATCCATGGTAGATTGTTAGAAGTAGCAAAGTAATGTTGTGCACTCTAATGACTAACAAGTGTTACAGGTAATACCCTAGTAGCTTTATTATCATCAGATTGTACATTGGAATATAATTGTATAGTACCCTATACATAATACAACAAATCATCAGGCATATTGAATATCATAGAATTAGTAATCCCCGATACCATATCTGGTAATTTACTTGTAGCAGAACTGGTTTTGATTAAAGGTCGAATATCTTCTATCGCTTTTATATCTGCTTCGAAAGGCGCCTTCCTTGGATTGTTTCCTGTTAATTTTTGAGCTATTATAGCTAAGTATGCCTTGTCTAAGATTGTAGCGATTTCGTATTCGGTTAATGATGGATATGACGAAGTAATGTTAGCTTTGTCATATTCAATCATGAATTTTGTATAAATGTCATTATGCGTCATATGTCGTATTATTTAGTAAAAGTAATTACTTAACTTTCACCTGGTTTATAATTGATAACTTTAAGTCTTGATTTTTCTTAGCATCTAAATAAGCTATTGCCTCATCAAGAGAATCACCAAACATCTCTGTACCATAATAGTACTGAGTACGATCTTTTCTTATAATACCCTTTGCAATTGCCTCTTCCAATAAGAACTCAGTTTCCTTAGTCTTATTTTCAACCCATTTAGCAAAGAATTTCTTTGGTGTTTTGTCAATAAGATTAAACAAAGTAGACTCTACTAGTTCATTAGACATTGTATCTGATTTAACACCAAATAGTCTAAGACACTTACGCATCTGATCTAATGAGAGTTTATCAAACTCTTTAATAGCATCTCTACGAAGTTTATTTTGCTTATTCTGCTCAACAGCCTCAGCCTCTCTATTTATCAGTAAGTAATCCTTACCGGCATCTAGTTTGTCCAATGATGTAGTTACTCTCTTATGTCCACTTAAGAACTTAATGATCATAGCCTATCTTGCAAACTGATCGTCTAATAGTAAAGTTTTAGACCCTATTCTTACTACGAATGTATCCCAGAATTTACTAGAACGAGCTAGTGTACCAGGTTCGTAACCTAAAGCCTTTTCGTAATATGTTTCATCCTCCGGAGTTAAACCGGTGTATATCGACCCAGATCTAGTAAGATAAGGAGCTATGTAATCATAGCAAGATTTGTACTTAATTAAACCAGCCCAGGGATTTTTCTTTTTTATTTTTAATTCAACTACCATAATTTATTAAATTAGTTGTTGTTAATGCCACGTGGGGGCTAATTGCCCCCGTGAACATTAATTATTATTTATTATTATGCAGCAACGGTTGGTGCACCATTGTTACTCATTTCTGTATCTTCTGCATCGCAATAAAGGATACCACAAGAAAGTGGGTTACGCAACATAATACCCTCTTCACCTAAGAAGTGTACCTGGTAACCATCACGAGAGTTAGAACGTAAAGTATTTATACTGTTAGCGTATCCACTAGGAATAACTGAACCACCAGTAGTCCACTGTACGAATTCACGACCCTTACGACAAACTTTAACTACGTTAGCCTGTCCATCTCTAGAACCAAGGTCTACAAACATAAATGTATAAGACATCAATGGTTTACCTGTTAATGGATGTAACTGACGGAATAGTTCCATATTATCGAATAGAGGACAACGTTTAAGAGTTAACTCAATACCATTTGTCATCTTATAAGTTGTGAACTGTCCACCAAGTGTAAGTTCCTGTCCAGATCCTGTGATAAACTTAGTATCAATAAGATTGAATGTAGCAACTTTCTCTTTAAGGATTCTATCAAATTCTCTCATACCCATCTCACCAGTAAGAGCAATAAACTTACGTTCGTTTGTTCCTAACAAGTTATAACATAGGTCAAATAGATAATCTTCAAGCAATTCAGCTGTAAGAGTAGTATAATAACGTACGTTAGAAGGAGATATCTGTTCAAATAGACCAGCACTGATTGGCACCGGACGACCATTAGTTCCCTTTAGAGCATATGTATTATCAGCGTTACGGTTAGAATGACTGAACAGAAGTTGTTTCTCTTCACGACGTTTCCACTCACGTAGAGCCAACCAATACTGATAATCAGACCACAAATAAGAAGTCTTACCTGTTTCTGGATCTGTTAAAGCAATTGCTAGTACTGTAGAGTATGCATCACCTGTGATATCATAACTCAAACGAAGAGTTGTAAGATTATTACGCATCTTGAATGGAGTCTGATAGTTTATGATATCAGCCTCATCACTATACTCTTCATATGCACTACCAATACGACTTACCTGACGACCAGGAAGCAAATATTCAACTGGAATATAAGATCCAGCAAATCCTTCTGCTACATAGCATTCGTAAACCCATGTAGAACCATCCTGATAAGGAGTACCAGATACACGAACCTGGAAGTTTACATTATCAAATGACAATACAGCACCTGGGCCAAACCATCTTTCTTCTAGACCAATATAAATTGGAGAACCATTTATACCAGGAGTAATTGTATCAATGTCAGAAGCAGTAAGCTCTTTACCATTAAATTTTGCATAACGTATATTTACAGCATGTTCGCTGTCTATCATTACAGACCACTCGTACTCACGGTTTTCTATGATCATAGTCTTACCAAGACCACCAGTAATCAAATCGATTGCTGTTGATACACCATCGTCCTTAGTACCAAATACCAAAGAAAGAAGTCCAGAGACTTCATGAGGTTTTGTAAGTAAGGCGTTTGAAATCATGTTTTCATCAACTAGATCCGAGAATCTACGTCCACGGTATAGTTGAAGGTTGTTCAATAAATTATTATTCATAAAATTTTTTAATTGTTATTCTAATCATAGGAATTTTGACGCAATGTCCCATGCATTAGGTTGTTTTTCTTCGTCGGCATTAAAAGTTGAATGATTTTTACCCTAATGTCTTAATATGTTTCTAAGTTTTGTTGTAGCCGATGACTCACCAGTACGTTTAGCTTCTTTAAATAGAGTATCACCTTTCATAGTAAAATAAGCAGATTCTATTAAGTTCTTACTGAAGTTCTTCTAGTAATCTTTCTCATACTGTGTATGGCCTTCTGCGTCTGTCTTGAGTATATAATCAAGTAATGCTCGTCTATCTTGCTGTGGAACTTTTATTCCATATATATTATCTAATGCTTGAACATTAGTAGTAATATCAGTATAGACTTTCTTATTCTATTCTTCTTGTTCTTGTCTTAACTTTTCTTGATAAGCCTGTTGCTGTTCTAACTGAGACTTTTTAATATCTTTCAGTCTTTCAACAGCATCTTCAGCTTCTTCATGCAACATATCTGCTTCTTCGTATCTTTCAATTTTTTTGCTTATCTAGTCATCTGTATAACCAGATGTTTTTAGATAATCACGAATTGCCGTACGTTGGTTTGATTCATCGTCAATATCCATATCAGCGTAAGATAATGTCTATGACATGTTGTTATAGAAATCTGTAAAGCTTCCACCGTTCTTGACGTACTCGTCAAGTTGTTTAATCTGATCATTAGCATAATCTGGCTGACTATTTTCATCAACTAGATCTTTTATATAATCGACTAATCCTTCTATTGTGTCTGGTTTAGTTTCATCATCAACATCCCATCCAAGAGTATCAGCGAATGCGTCAAAGAAAGCACCTACTTGAGTTGCTTCTTGGGGATCTACTTCATCAGAATCTTCTAGACCTTCGTCAGTAGTTTCTTCTTTAGTTGTCTCCTCTTCGTCAATAATCTTATTATCTTCGTTTGGTTTTTTATTTAATACTTCTTCGGGGATCTCAGTATCATCATCATGAACACCTTTTACAGTTTCATCTTCGTTTCCTTCATCTCCTTTAAGATCCTCGGTAGTTTTAACCGGATCTTCTATTGCGTTTATATCTGATACATCCTCTTTGTCTAGTATTTCATTATCTAGATTTGTAGCACTGGCGACCTGCTCGGGCTGATCAAAACCAAGTTTTGTAAATGCGTTTTCGAAATTAGATGGACTATTAGTCTTCTTTTTTTCCATAATTATAAAATAATAATTAGTGTTAATATGTTATCAATGTTTCCAACCTGCTGCATTCTTAGCAAAATCTGCTTTCTTGCGCATAGCTGTACTATATTTTCCTTTAGGGGCTTTTAATACTTTATTAGCAAATCCTTGGACAGACTATCCATGTGATTTAGCAGCTTTAGTAAAAGTACCTCTTTTAGATTTTTTAATAGGCTTTATAGGGTCTTTTCCATTATTATACCCCGGATTCATTCCCTACTGATCTGGTTGAGCAACAGCCTATTGCTATTGTGCAGCCTACTATTGCTGTAGGGCATTCTATTGCTGAGCCATCTACTGTTTAGTAGAATGTTTAGCTTTAACAGCTACTTTTGCTTTAGCTGCTACTTTATTCTTTTTCTTTAATACTCTAACTGGATTAATCATTGTATTAGTATTTAATTGTTTATTTATCTATAATGTAACTATAAAGGATTATCTCCATTCTACATAGCATTATAAATATCTATTATATTAGGTAACTTATAAGAAGTAGGTCTAGTTAAATTAATAGGTTTAGACTATTGTCTAATTGGTTGTACAGGTTGTGGTTTCTATACATAAGTAGATACAGCAGGTGCTTCATCAAAGTCATCATCATTTATATCCTATAAAGATACTTTATATTGATATAGACTAGGATTCTATTGCATATGCTACTGAGCACGTTTACCTAATGTAGTCATATTACTTAAGTTGTTAGCGTAGTTACTAGAATCATCTTGATAGTAACCATTCTATTTAAGTACTTTAGCATATCCTTTTATATCATTCTACTACAATGCTTTACTATATTTATTAGTCATAAGATTAACATAGTCTTTAGCAAAAGATGCATCATCTTTATAACTATTATATGTCTTACCGTTATAACCAACGCCACCATAATTATGTTGCTATCTAGCTATATTACTAGTACCATATTGACTTTCATATGCTAACTATCGCATCATGTAATCGTACACTTTATTAGTATTTGGTAGATTATGTTTCTGTAACTCACGATAAAGAGTAGGCCCCATGTTATTAACAAATGTACCTATTGAATCTTTTCCATTTCGATAACCTCTTAACTATTCAGCATAGTTATTAGCCTATTCCAATACATGTTCATCTTCGTCATAGTTATTCTCCTATTGTTTAGGATCATCGAGGTTTACACCCCGAATGTCCTTCCAATAGTTAGCTCCACTCTTCCATTTACTAAAGCGTTCTTTAAATGCTCTCGTATCCATAATTATTTAGATTTAGGAGTACTCTTCTATCCTACAACTGGATTCTTTAAAGCAGTTCTAGCTTTAAGTTGTTCACGTTGAAGAGCAGCAGCATCTTTCTATTTCTATAGTTCAGTTTCATGTGTCATACGTTGATGTTCGAGTTTCATCTTTTGTTCTTCGATGTCTTTCTACTGATCAATTTGATAACGTTTAGTATACTGATCTTCTCTTACTTTCATTTGCTGTGTAGCATCTTTAGCAATCTCCATTGGATCTGGAATACCATCTTGATCGGCATCCATATCTTGGGCACCACGATAAGCACCCATTTCAGCTACAGTAATCTTAGTTTGGTTGTCTTGATCAATCTTATATCTATTAAGATCTAATTCAGCTTCCTTAAGCATAAGTTCCTGTTCCTTACTTTGATTCTACATCTGTACTAATTGCTGTTGATTTTGAGCCTCTTGCTGTTGCTGTTGCTGAGCATCTTGTTGCTGTCTATCTTGCATATCTTTAAGTTTCTGTTTAATGATATTAAAGTTATCATTAGTAAGAATCTCAGCAGCTTCTAATAAAGTAGCACCATTCTGCATTGCAGGTTGTATAAGTTGTTGTAACTTATTGATATTCTCAATATCTTTAGACGTATCAGTTACAAATATATCCATATCTTCATAATAGAATTTAGGTTGTATATCTATAAAAGCACGTTCTCCATTATCAAATATATATGATAATTTCTTCTTACCTATATCTTCCCAAGCACCTTTAGCAGTGTTTAGTAACATATTTAATACTCTACGTTTCACTTGATTGTGAACCCAGAATAAAGGTTCTGTTATATGTGATGATTGTGTTACTGAACGTTCAACATTACCAACCAATTCAGATGTACTAATAGAACCCTAACGCTGTTCAGTAATACCACTTATTACACCAGCAAGATTCTCTATCTTATCCATTAGTTGTATATACTCACTTATAACCTAACTCATCGTTAAGTCTAAAGCAGTAATCTGATTAAACTATGAAGGTTTACCGCCCTCACGTCCAGGAATATTCCAACCCTCTTCATATGGATTTATAAAGTTAACACCAACAGATGATAAGTAATGCATCCATTTAGCAGGTGTTATATTCATAGATTTAGGTATCTGAGTTATATCCATATTCACAACCTTACCTTTATCTCTAGCTATTGCTAATTCTAACCTATACCATAATACAATATACATATACTGTAATGGTTTTAGTATACTTACTAATGATCTAGGTTTACTATTAGTATTACTATAAATAGCTCCACAATAAGGTAATTTCTAACTATTAGGATTGTCTATAGATACATGTTGATACTCTAATGGTTGTATACCAAAGAATAACTCTGTACCTGCTCTAAAACCCTCCCATACTTCTACTATCCAGTCAGGTTCAATACTTAATTCAGTACCTACTTTCTAGTATGTTTCGTCTACTACATTTACCTATGGTTGACCTGTTTCATCCAATGTAGTAACATAAAATATCTTCTTGAAAGACTTCCAACAGCAATGCCATACATTAATACAATATCTAGTTTTATAGTCATATATTGGATTATCCATTATATGCATACTAATATGATTAAAGTCGTCTACTGGATTCTTTTCACCCATCCAACTAGATGGTACACCAGTAAGCATTTCGTTTAACTTATCTAAGTCTTTCTCTTTAAGTTTATCATAGTATCTATCATAAACCTCTGCTACAGGTAATCTCATACGTCTACAACACCATGATCCATCTTCTATAAATTCAAGATCTGGACTTCTATCATACGAGAAGTAAATAGGATTTACGCGTTCCATATAAGGTTCTGAGTTCTATACACCAACATAGTATATCTCAAGACCTGCTATAAGAGCATCTTTCCATCCTTTTATAAATTCATTATCTAGAGTAAGTTTCTCTCTTAGATATGAAATAGTGTGATAAGCAGTATTCTCTATAACATCTTTATAATCTTTATTCATATACTATGTTATAGCTTCTGGTGGCATCACTTCACCACTTTTTAACTGTTGCTAGAACTATTCTTGGTCCTCTGGACTCATTCTAGCTGTTATAGATGATTGAATATAATCCAATAACATCTATTTCTATTTATCCATTAATTCAGAAGTAGCAGTCTAAGATGTTCTAACTACTCTAAAATTCATAGGTCTCTTTGTCTCTTCACCAATTAATAAATCAACCTTAGGTCTAATTATATTAAAATCTTGTGGTGTTGCTGGAAAACCATCATCTACTTTAAAAGGGTTTGTTATCTTCTTAAAGTCTTTTTCATCAAAGATACTATTATACAGATTATAATAAGTTTGTAGTTCTCCGAACCTTGTCTTTGTTTGTCCACCCGAAACAATATTACCCTCTCCTATAATATAGTTAACACAATCGTGTTGCCATTTTTCATCTTTCTTAGAAAGAGTCAGTTTCTGTTGAGGAAACGTCGCATTATATAAATTATCTTCTGCCATTTTTAAAATGTAAATGTTGGTATATTATCTTCAGCGCCTTCTGGTTTATCAGACCACCAATCTGAACCAAATAAAGGCATATCAAAGAGTTCAACCTGTTTATTAATACTTTTTGAATCAGCTACTTTTACCTGAAACAATTCTTCTCTATACAACATAACCATACACAATGCAATTACACGGTCTACATTTCGTACACCATCATCACATATTAATTCTTCCAACAATGGTTCGCTGTATATTCTTTCTAGATTAGGATGACCCTCTTCGTATTCCTCTTCAAGCCATTCCTTAATCAAACCTTCACTATACTATCTGATCTATTTACTCATATGACAACCTTTTCTACGTTGCACTCTACTATCTTTGAATATCTCAGATATTACTTTATCTGGCTAATCAGCTAATAGATAATCACAATGTTTATTAGTAAAGTATGGGTATATACCTTTTCGTTCATTCTCGAACAATAGTCTAGCATTATACATAACCAGTAACTTACGCGCATTCTCATAATAGTCTTCTGCTGTTGCTGGTCTACCGGAATATTCAGCTACTAGGACATCTGTCCAGGCTTCTCCGGATTTAAAACGTTTATATATAAACATAGAACCCAATGAAGCAGTAAAACTGTTATCATGGTCATACGGGTCCATACCCGCTATATATAAACCGAATGGAGGATCTTTTATAGGATATTCCCATATTACCACACTACCATCTGGTTTCTTATCCTTAGGTATTGGGTATTCTGTTATATCTCCACTCTTTTTTTCAATAGCTCTTACCTATCCATCACCATCCCAAGCAAGGTCTACGATATGTTTCATATTCCTAAGTTTAGAATTAGTTCTTAACTTTGATAATTGCTACATTAACAACTTCTTTGGAAAGATATTACCACCTAATTCCAAACAAGCTTCTTGAGGTGTTATAGGGTTCTCAGCTACAAATCTATCTATAGCTAATTCCTTAGAAGCACCTTCACGTACTTTATTTCGTTCCTCTACTTCAAAAGCAATAGCTTTCTCTCTAAGAGAATTACCATACTCATCCATATAGATACGTTTACCAGTATCCATATTAATAGATGATATATTACTCCAAGCTGGTATAAAGAATCCACAATTGGTTCCATCAGCTTTCTCATCCCATATATTGTTAAAAGGTTTTATATTATATCCAGTAGGATGATAAAATAACTCCTTTAAACCATCAAAGTCTGAGTCAGAAGAACCACCGGTACCGAAAGCTATCATAAGTCCGACCTATGTGTCACCCTCTTCCATTGATTGTCTAGCCATTGACCAGGCATCCAATATACCATTAAACTTACCAGCCTCTTCAAATAGTAATAACTTACCACGAGTACCACGTACAGCATCTGGATTAGACTTTGCAGTAATACCTATTATAGTAGATAAATAACCATCATCAGTTTGCTTACCAAACTCATCAGTTATCTTAAAACCAGACTTACGCTACAACTAAGTATCCATAAGTCTTTGTTTAGCCCATGCAGTATGTTTATCTATAAAGTCCATACCTGCCCAAGCTTTAGTTATAATACCATCACCGAGTAAGTATTTCTTATCTGAAGCTACTACGAAGTTTTGAGAACTTTGTATTAGTTCATAATTACGTACTAACATTGAAGCTCCTTTAAAAGAAT